TGCAAATACAATTGTTGAAGGATTAATTCTTGATGATGATGTAACAGCATGGGATGGCTCGTCAACTGATAATAAAAACAGAGCTTTATACACAGCAGCGATCAGAGTTGATCGAGAAAGATTTTTAGGTGCAAGAGTAACAGATACACAAGCATTACAATGGCCTCGAACAGGAGTCAGAAAGCCAGATACTTATATTAATACTTATGCAACAGGATTCCCATTTCGTATAACAACAGATTATTTTACAGATACAGAAATCCCAGAACAAGTTAAAAAAGCACAAGTAATTCTTGCTGTATATTTAAATAACAATCGTGACGGATTGGGATTAAGTGGCTTAGAGGATTACAAAACTGTTAAGCTTGGTAATATAGAAGCAACACCAAATTTTTATGGTGCTGTAGGTGCTGATAGAGTACCACCACTTTTCGAAAGATATTTTACTGGCTTGCGAATTAGTGGACCCGGAAACATTGCTATTAAAAGGAGTTAAATGACTTATTATCCAGCAGCAAAAATTATTAATGACACATCAGCACATACAGGAAGATTTGGTTGTGTTCAAGCACTTAAGGATTCTGAAATCGCTACATTAGTAGCAGAAAATATTTCTGGTGATCTTACAAGTATTGATTTAAAATCCAACTGCAAAATTGAAGGAGTTATTACAAGCATTACACTTACAAGTGGTACAGTCATTGCATATTCTTTATAATGGGTATTGCTTCATCTTTAAAAAAGGTTGCCAATAAAACAATTATGAGATTTGGTGGTGACATAGTTATCAAAAGAACTACCAATTCTGAATATGATTCTAGTACTGGTGATCTTATAAAAGATACAAGTTCAACAACAGTAAAAGGACTTCTTGAATCAGTTAAGAATCAAGAAGTAAATGATTTAATTGCACAAACAGATAAAAAATTAATCGTTTCAGCAAAGGATTTAACTTTTACACCAACAACAAAAGACAAGATTTTAATTAGTTCAATCGAATATAAAATAATACAGATTGATACTGATACTGCACAGAATACAGATGTCGTTTATATCTTTTATTTGAGGACATAATGGCTAGAGAAATCAGACTTGATGCAATTGCTGATGAAAAATTTTATAAAGATGTAGTTAAAGTTGTAGCAAGTTCTACATTGCTATGGGAAGAACTAACAAAAAAGGCTACACCACAAGTATCTGGTAATTTATTTAGATCATGGAATAGTGATATTAAGCCATTTCTTGGTGTTGTTTCTACCAATGTTGAATATGCAGAACCAGTCGCTTTTGGTACAAATTTGCCCCCTAGTTGGCAGGGTCAATATAGAACTAATCAACAAACAATAAAAGGTTATCCTGAATTAATATCCAAACAAATACAAGCACACATACAAGACAAATTCGGGAGATAACTATGGCAGCAATAGATTTAAATACAGTTAGAAAAACAATTGAAGAAAGACTTCTTGATGAATTAAACCAAGCACCAGTAATCCCAATCATATTTAATAATATGCCATTTGAATCTGTTTCTGAAAATTCATTTGTGCAATGTTTGACAAGTTTTGGTTCTGGTAGATATTTAGCAGGTGGTGTAAATGTTGTTGCAGGTTTAATTTTGATAAATATTTTTACTGAAGAGGGTGTTGGTATTGGTTCAAATTATGTAATTGGCAAAAGAATAAGAGACTTATACAATAAAATAACAGTATCAGATGTTATTTTTGATTCACCTGTTGGACCAGAAGTTCTAACTCCAAGTCCACAAGGTAAATTTCAAACACAATTACGGATAACATTTGAAATATATGAGGAACTTTAATTATGGCAAAACTTGAAATTACAGAAGCAATGCTCGATGCAATAGAGGCTGTAAAAGGAAGAAGAGAAGCAAATTATTGGGATCCCGAATGTAGAAAATACTATGAAGCTCAACAAAAAGCTGTAAAAAATAACAAAAAGAGTTAATATAAAATAAATACTTTTTTCTGTCATGGCTACCAAAGGTGATGTAGGTAAACTAATGTTCCACAATGCAGGTGGAACTGAAGCTGATGTAAGCGATCTTAGAGCTTGGAATTTATCAATCACAAAAGATACAATTGAAACTACAAAAATGGGAGATACATTTAAATCTCGTGTTGGTGGTTTAATTGATGGAGAAGGTGGTGCAACTGTTTTATATAATGCTTCTGGTAACTCAGACTATCAATCATTTATTGATGACGTTTTAACCACAGGTGATCAAGGTGACGCTTTAATAGAACTTTTCCCTGATTCAGCACAATCTGCGAAAAAAATTAGTGCATCTGTAATCATCACAAATGCAGAACATTCTGCAACACTTGGTGAAATTGAGGAGATCGCAATAACATTTCAGACAACAGGTACCATTACTTCGGCTATATAGTATATTAGGGTAATACAATTATTACTCTATGGCTGTAAAAAGAAACGTAGACCTTATTACTGAAGCATTTGCTGAAGTAATGACTAACAGAAGAAAGTTCGTGTTAAAAAAACCAGATGGAACAATATTAAAAGAACTGTATTTTAGACCATTAACAAGATACGACAGAATACAAGCACAAGCATATGCAGGTACAGATGAGGCACTTGCAGTATCAACAAGATTATTATGTCAACTTGCAGAAAATGAAGATGGTACGAAAGCCTTTGCTTCAGCAGATGCAGAAAACTTAAAAAGATTTATACCTGAAACAGTACTGAATGATCTTGAATTATTTATGATGGACATTCAGTTATCTGTTGATCAAGCAAAAAAAGAATAAAGAGAGATAACTGGTTAAATTTTGAGTTATTTCTCGGTACAAAATTAGGTAAAACTTTACAAGAACTTAGAAAATTAATAACTGAAGAAGAATTAATTTTTTGGGCAGCATATTATGAAGTTAAATATGAAAGAGAAAAAGCAGAAATAAATCGTCAAAAGAACAAAACAAGGTAATATATAAGAAAGTCTTTTTTTAAGTGGCGCAATCTACGGTTCAATTAATAGTTGATGCTCAAAGAGCTATTGGACCTTTGCAGCAAACAGACAGGGTAACAAAAACATTAGCTAAAAATACAAATAAATTAAAAAATAGATTAGATAAATCAAGCAGGTCATTTAGAAACAATGGAAATGCTGCAAGAGGAGCAGCAGGTGGTGTTAAAACTTTTACAAGATCAATTGCTCCTTTATTAAAAGCATTAGCAATAGCTGCTACAGCTAGATTTGTATTTGTACAAACTGCAGAATTAGAAACACAAAGAAAAAGTTTAGAAGTTTTAACTGGTAGTCTTTCTAAAACAAATTCAATAATTAAAGAGATTCAAGATTTTGGTGCTGTAACACCATTTACAAGTAGTGAACTAATAGAACAAACCAAAAGGCTAAAAGCATTTGGTTTTGAAACAGATGAATTAGTCGATACTACAAAACGATTAGCAAACGTAGCAGGTGCAACAGGTGCAGATTTACAGGGTATTGCACTTGCGTTTGGACAAATAAGAGCCAAGGGTAAATTGCAAAGAGAAGAAGAATTGCAGTTATTGGAAAGAGGAGTAGACATTACTACTGAACTTAAAAAAATAACAGGTTTGCAGGGAGAAGAATTTGAATCAGCAATGCGTAAAGGAAAAATCGGAGCAGAGCTAGTTAATCAAGCATTAATAAATCTAACAAGTGAGGGTGGAGCATTTTTCGGTGGTGCAACAAAACAAGCAACAACATTAAATGGTAAATTATCTACTCTTGTTGATTCAGTACAAACATTGGCAAGAACCATTGGAGAAATACTAGGACCAACAATTAAATTTATATTGGACCAAACAACAAGAGCAGTTCAAGCAATTGATAATTTATTTAAAAGATTTCAAAATATAGGCAAACTTGGTTTTGGTAGGGTAAATAAAGCCGAACAGGATGCAAGAGATCAAGCAATAAAAGTAACTCAACAAAAATTTGGCAATGAAAAATTTAAAGGGGCAAGTGTTTTTGCTCCAAAAGAACAAAATAAATTTTTTAGAGAACAACTTGAAATTTTTAAAAAACAAAACATTGAAAGAGAACTTTTAAGGAATAAAGAATTTGAAAACAATGAAGAAACGAGAAATGCTTTGGTTGATAAAGCACAAAAAAATGCAGAAATTAATAAATTATTGGGAGATCAAAATAACAAATTGGATGGAATAACTGATAAAACAGGAAAAATCAAAAATGCTTTTGCTGAAATAGGTGACACAATTGGAAGTCAAATATCTGATGCTTTGGTTGGAGCAATAAATGGTACAAAATCTTTAGGTGAAGCAGCAAAATCAATTATTAATGACTTAGCTAATTCATTATTAAGACTTGGAATAAATACACTTCTTAAAAGTACAGGTATTGGTATATTTTCTAATCTGCCCGGATTTGCAGCAGGTGGTAGACCTCCTGTTGGTAAACCATCAATAGTAGGCGAGAAAGGACCCGAATTATTTGTCCCGACAACATCAGGTAAAATAATTCCTAATAGTCAAATGGGTGGAACAACAAATAATATAGTAGTTAATGTTGATGCAAGTGGTTCAAGTGTTGAAGGAGATGAAAATGCAGGCAAAGCTCTTGGTAGGCTAATTGCAACTGCAGTACAATCTGAATTAATACAACAGCGTAGACCCGGAGGTTTATTAACTTAATGGCTACTTTTCCAAATATTATTCCAACTTATGGAACATCAAAGAAAAATGCACCAAAAACAAGGACAGTAAGAT